ATTTCCAAAAATTCTCTGAATTGCTATTCGAAAAATTCGGCAAATCATCGGAAGCAATTGTTAATGGTCCGGCGGCGGCTGGCGAAAGACTGCAAGTTCAATTAAGTAAATTGAGCGAAAACGTTGGTAAATTGCTCGCTCCTATTGGTGCAGCATTTCAGAACGTATTCACTGAAATTATTCGACTGATAAATGGTGCAGCAGTTGCATTAAACAAACTTTTTAAGATTGACCTGTCTGGAGAAGTTGAAAGTCTTACTACTCGGATCAGTCAACTAGAAAAAACACCAGAAAAAGAAACAACACGTGAACGCCAAAATCGTCTTAGGACTTTAAATAACTTGCGCAGAGATTTAAAACAGGCAACCCAACAACGTGCATTGCAGGGCATTGGTTTGGGTGGTGGCGAAGCGCCTTCCGGCTTGCCGGGCGCCGCTCCGGCTGGTGCAGCCAAAGCAAAAGGTCCGCAAGATTATTCAGTTCAACTTGCTAATGCCCTGATTGCGGCCAATAACGAATTAAATCCAATCAAGAAGTTGCAACTTGAATACGACGCTGAGATTTTGAAAATTAACGAAAGTAAGCTTTTACCGGAAAAGAAGCGAGTTGCGTTAAATGAAGCTGCTGTAAGACTTGATCGAGAAAGAGAAAAGCTTGGCAAGCAGATGGGATCTGGCCTCGTCGCTGAGATTATTAAGTATTCCGAACGTGAAAAGTTAATTGCCAAAACAATTGAAGATCTTCAGATCGAAGCCGGAATTAAAGACGAAAGCGCAAAACGTGAGATTGAACGCACCCGTTTGATCAATGAACTCCAGACGGCCAATAGACAGCTAACTGAAGAAGAACTCAAGCGCATTGATGAAGCGCAAGCACGTATCAATCAAAAGACTTCTGAAACAACAAAACTTCTTCAGCAGATTGGTCAAAACGTAATCAGCAGTATTGGTGATGCTTTTGAATCGCTCTTTACAAAAGCAAAATCACTGCGCGACATCTTTGCTGATCTGCTTCGTCAAACTGCTCGCCTGATTCTTGATCTTGGCCTTCGAGCCGGTGCCAAAGCGTTGTTTCCAAGCTTGTTTGCTATGGGTGGTGTAATGACCAGCCGTGGTCCTCTGCCTCTCAAACGCTATGCAGGTGGCGGCATTGCCAATTCACCGCAACTAGCCATGTTTGGCGAAGGAAGCACTCCTGAGGCTTATGTGCCGCTGCCTGATGGCCGCAGCATTCCCGTAAAAATGAAGGGTGGCGGAGATGTAGGCAACATTGTTGTCAACGTTGATGCAACTGGTAGCAGTGTTGAAGGCGATGGTGTTCGCGGCGATAAACTAGGCGAAGCACTCGGCGCTGCTGTACGCGCTGAATTGATCCGCCAGAAGCGTCCCGGAGGCTTGCTCGGTTAATGGCTACCTTTAACGATGCCACCGTAGGAACTAGCACAGGCGGCACCACGCCTGACTTTGGTGCTCAACGCAAGTCTCAACCCGCTGTGCGTTCTGCCAAGTTTGGCGATGGCTATGAACAGCGCGTTCAATTTGGTTTAAATCAAGATCCAAAAATTTGGGATCTGCGATGGAGCGCTAAAACCAATAGTGATGCTGCAGCTATCGACAATTTCTTTAGCGCACGTAAAGGCGTTGAAGCTTTTGATTGGACACCACTTGGCGATGCAACGGCTTACAAGTTTGTTTGTCGTTCTTGGCAGCGAGAATTGCAATACGCCGATACCAATACGGTGACGGCAACCTTTGAGCAGGTATTTGAACCGTAATGGCGTTCACCGCTTGGACCGCTACTACAGCTTTTAGCGTTGGCGATGTCCGCCGCGCCACTACTGTTCAAAGCAGTGGCTTGGTGTTTCGCTGCAGTGTTGCAGGCACCAGCGGAAGCACAGAACCAACGTGGCCGACAATCAAGGGCACAACAATTGAAGAAGGCACGGTCACGTGGGAAGCGATCAGTGCTGTAGCCGAGGAACTACAAAAATTAGAACCAAGTGCCGTCATTGAATTGTTTGAACTAGATGGCACTGCTAGCAGCATTGGTGTGCCACAGATTTACAGATTCCACAGCGGAATCAATGAAAAAGTCAGTGGTGACATTGTTTGGAACGGCAACACCTATAGCCGTTATCCAATCGAAGCCACTGGTTTTACCTATGACGGACAGGGATCACTGCCTCGTCCTTCCATCTCAATCAGCAACGTTCTAAACCTTGGAACAACGCTGGTCTTGGCTTACAAAGATCTTGTGGGTGCCAAAGTGACTCGCATTCGCACGCTTCGTAAATATCTTGACGCTTCAAATTTTGAAGGAGACACCAATGCCACCGCAGATCCATATGCGGAATTTGCTCGGGAGGTTTACGTAGTTGATCGCAAAACTGCGGAAAACCGCGCTGTTGTCAGTTTTGAGTTGGCGGCAAATTTTGACGTGGCGGGCGTAAAGCTGCCTCGCCGTCAAATCATTCAAAACGTCTGTCCATGGACTTACAAGGGCGAAGGCTGCGGCTATACCGGCACTAATTATTTTGATATCAATGACAGTCCCGTCACTGATAGCGCTGATGATGTCTGCGGCCATCGGCTTACCAGTTGCAAGCTGCGTTTCGGTGAAACAGCGGAACTCCCGTATGGCGGGTTCCCAAGTGCAGGACTGATTGGATGAAGGCTGCTGCAAAGAAAGCTGCAATTGCTCACGCTGAGGCTGAGTACCCACGTGAGGCTTGTGGTTTGGTGGTGGTAATTAAAGGCCGCGAGAAGTTTTGGCCATGCAAAAACCTTGCGACAGAAGAGGACAGCTTTGTCCTTGATCCAAAGGATTATGCCGCTGCTGATGACGCTGGCGAGATCGTCGCGGTTTTTCACAGCCACCCAAACATGCAGCCAACGCCGAGCATGGCGGATCGCGCAGCCTGTGAAGCTTCTGGCTTGCCGTGGTACATCCTTGGTTGGCCGTGCGGCAACTGGGAGCAGATCGCACCAGAAGGCTGGCAAGCGCCGCTGATTGGCCGGGAATGGTGCTATGGCACCTTGGATTGCTACAGCCTTGTTCGTGACTGGTACAAGCAAGAATGGCAACTGGAATTATCGGACTACGAGCGCCACGGCGATTGGTGGTTCAAAGGTCTGAATACCTTCGTGGAGAATTTCAAAAACGAAGGTTTTGTCGAAATGGATCAGGAGTCAGAGCCGCAGCATGGTGACGCCTTGTTGATGCAGATTGTTTCGCCTGTCCCTAACCACGTTGCGATCTTTTTGGAAGACAACATCATCCTGCATCATCTGATGAAACGCCTGTCAAGCCGCGATATTTTGACTGGCTATTATCGGAAGAACACCACTCACATCCTGCGTCACAGGAGCCGACTATGAAGCGCGTGGTGCTACGCGGCGAACTTGGCAAGCAGTTTGGCCGGATCCATCATTTTGAGTTGAATACGCCCGCAGAAGCGATTCGGGCGTTGATTGCGAATTTTGAAGACTTTCAAAATGCATTGATCAGTTCTGCGGAACGCGGTATTGGCTACATGGTGCAAGTAGGGAAAGACGCAATAAATCCAGAAGAAGAAATGCATTTTCCCACTGCAAGTTTTGAAGAGATCAGCATTACGCCTGTTTTGGCTGGTGCTGGTGGCGGCGTTGGAAAAATTGCGCTTGGAATCGGCCTCATTGCCGTTTCATTCCTTTTGCCGGGTGCTGGTCTTTTTGGCACCTTTGGCCTTGGCGGTGCTGCAGCGGCAACTGGATGGACGACCGCAGGTGTTTTGACGACCGTGGGCACAGTTACGTCTGCGATTGGTGCCGCATTGATTTTGACAGGCACATCGCAATTGCTTTCGCCGTCAATCAGTGATGCTCCCGGCACTTTCGGTACGTACGAAGGTTCAAACCGTTACGCATCAATTGATTCCCGCAACAACGAACCCGCTGACAACCGCACCAGTTACATTTTCAATGGAGCAGTCAACGTGACCGCCCAAGGCGCTCCTGTCCCGATTTGCTACGGACGGATGCGGGTTGGTTCTGTTGTGATCTCTGCAGGCGTTACCACCACTGACATCTAATGGCTAAGAACATTGCTGGTTCAGGTGGTGGTCGTCAGCAGCCATCTGCGCCACCACCGCAACAGGTCGTTCAGCAAACAGTCGTTGTTCAGCAAGTCACACCGACTCCAACAGATGACGCTAACTCGCTATTTAGCAAGTCCAGCGTCAGAATTGTCGATCTGATTAGCGAAGGCGAGATTGAAGGTTTTGCAACTGCTACTGCTAAAGAATCTGTTTATTTGAACGATACGCCTATTCAATCTGGCGGTACAGATAACTTCGTTTATGACAGTTTTGAGAGCCGTGTAGGCACCTCAGGTCAAAGTTACATCTCAGGTTTTCCTGCTGCTGAAAACGCAATTAGCGTCAACTCTGAAGTTGGTGATGATATTGATGATTTTGTAACTCGTCAAATTTCAGACACTACTGTTGACGCTGTTGTTGTACGCATTAGCTTTCCGCAGCTTTTCGTTGTCAGCAATGGCCTGAAAGCTACAACTGTTGGTTATGCGATTGATGTTCAAGCCAATGGCGGCGGTTATGTAGAAAAGGTCAATACCACTTTGAATGGTAAATGCACCAGTCCTTACGAGCGTAGTCATCGCGTTGAATTGACTGGTTCTCCGCCGTGGGACATCAAAGTTCGGCGCGTTAGCGGCGTCAATGATGGCAGCACAAATTATCGTCGGATTGTTTTTGCTGGTTACACAGAGACGGTTGATAGCAAACTGCGTTATCCACTCTCAGCACTGGTTGGTCTGCGATTTGAGGCAACTCAATTCCAATCGATTCCAACCCGTTCTTATGACATCAAAGGTGTCAAAGTACAAATCCCAAGTAATGCCACTGTCAATGACGATGGCAGCCTGACTTATTCAGGTGTTTGGAACGGAAACTTTCAAGTTGCTTGGTGTGCAGATCCTTGTTGGATCATGCGTGACCTTATCACCAATGAAAGATATGGTTTGGGTCGTTTTGTAACCAGCAGTCAAATTGATAAATGGACTCTTTATGAAATTTCAAAATATTGTAATGAAAAAGTAAACAACGGAGAAGGCGGCACTGAGCCTCGTTTTCTTTGCAACGTGTACCTGCAAGATCGTGCCGAGGCGTACAACGTTATTCAGGACTTTGCATCTTGCTTCCGTGGCATGGCCTACTGGGCAGCAGGATCAATTGCGTTCTCACAAGATCGCCCAACAGATGCTGTAGCACTATTCAACAACAGCAACGTTATTGAAGGCGTTTTTAATTATGAAGGCAGCAGCCTGAAAACCCGTCACACCGTTGCTCTTGTCACTTGGAATGACCCTGAAAACGGTTATCAACAACGTGTTGAATATGTTTCTGATGAAGCTGCTATCGCTAAATATGGTTACATCGAAATCCGTACCGTTGCATTTGGATGCACTAGCCGTGGTCAAGCAAACCGCGTCGGTCGTTGGTTGCTTTATCAGGAACAAAATGAAACTGAAACCTGTACCTTCACTGTTGGTCTAGACGGCGCCGTTGTGCGTCCGGGTCAGATCATCAAGGTGATGGATCAGATGCGGGCAGGTGAGCGCAAGGCTGGCCGTATTGCATCTGCAACAACAAGCGTTATCACAATTGATGAAGGCATCAGCGCAGCTTCTGGTGACTTCATAACTATTGTCCACACTGATGGCCGTGTTGAACGTGCTCGGATCGATTCATCAGACACATCAGCAAAGACCATTACGCTGACGACTGCTTTGAGTGTTGCTCCCGCTGCTCAATCGGTCTACATGATCGAAACAAGCAG